AGGCGGGCACGCGCGGGTTTGGCCGCCTGTCCTCCGAGATGGAACTGGCCAATGCCCGCCTCGGCAGCTTTGCCCGCAAGGCCGGGATTGCGCTGGTGGCGGTGACAGCCGCCGCAGCCGCTGCGGGTGTGGCGATGGTCCGCTCGGGGCTCGATGTGATCGGCGCACAAGCTGACATGGCCGCTTCCCTTAAGACCACGGTCGAAAGCCTGCAGGTTCTGACTTGGGCCGGGGAACTGGCGGGCGTGTCGATGGGCGAGATCGAACAGGCCACCAAGAAGCTGACCACGCGGTTGTCGGAAGCGGCGACTGGGTCTGGATCAGCTGTGGGGGCTTTGCAGCGGTTGAATCTGACCGCCGCCGAACTGCAGGCGCTGCCGCTGGATCAACGCATCGTCGCCATCCAGGAAGCGCTGAACCAGTTCGTGCCCGAGGCCGAACGCGCTGCCGTGGCATCCGACCTCTTCGGTGACCGGGCCGCACTGTCCTTTCTGCGCATCGATTCCGCTACCCTGCGGGAAGCGGCACAGGATGTGCAGGATTTCGGGGTGGCGGTCAGCGCAGCCGATGCGGCGCAGATCGAACGCACCGGCGATGCCGTCGCCAAGCTGAGCCTGATCTGGCTGGGGCTGACCAACCGCCTGACCGCCGCCGTCGCCCCTGCACTGGAAACGGTGGCGAACGCACTGGCCGACATGGCGCAGGGCACCGGGCCCATCGGCGGCGCAATCACCGCAGTCTTCGACAACCTCGGCCGCCTCGCCACCTATGCCGCGACCTTCGCCGCCTTCATGGCCGGTCGCTGGGTGGGAGGACTGGCCGTTGCCGCACTGTCAGTGCGCGGCCTCGCTACCGCACTCGTATTCCTGCGCGGGGCGTTGATCCGCACCGGCATCGGCGCGCTGATCGTCGGCGCGGGGGAACTGGTCTATCAGTTCTCGCAGCTTGTGATCCGTGTCGGCGGAGTGGGTGAAGCGTTCCGTCTGCTGGGCGATCTCGCCACGGAAGTCTGGTTGCGCAGCGGCCTGTCGCTCGACGCCGCCTTTGCCAACATGGCTGCGGGCTGGGAGGGACTGAAGGCGGCCGGGCTCTCGGCGCTTGAAGGCACCATCGCGGGCGTGGTCAGTTTCGGCGACCGGACGGCTGCGATTTTCCAAGGGGCTTATGACGCTGCGGTGGCGATCTGGGGCAGTCTGCCCGGCGCCATCGGCGACTTCGCCTTCCAGGCCGCGAACGGGCTGATCTCGGGCGTCGAGGCGATGCTGAACGGCGTCGTCACCCGCATCAACAATTTCATCAACGGGCTGAACGCGGCGCTGGACCTTCTGCCGGACTGGGCAGTGGGCGAAGGTGGGGTGCGGATCGGCACGCTTGACCCCGTGGAACTGGCGCGGATCGGCAACCCTTTTGAGGGCGCGGCAACTGCTGCTGGCGCTGCAGCCGCCGATGCCTTCTCGACGGCGTTGTCCCGGACATACCTTGAACCGCCCGACCTCGGGCTTGGCACGATGGCAGCCGATGCGCGTGGCCGGGCTGATGGCTATCGCGAGGCTGCTGTGATGCTGGCCGATGCGGTCGGCCGTCCACTTGCCAGTTGGCAGGCGCTGCGTGACGCGATGACCGGCACCCGAGCGGATGCCGAGACCGCGCTGGCAGATGCCGCCAGCTCGGCTGATACCCTGAACACCGAACTGGACGACACCGCAACTGCTGCCGGGAATGCGGGCGCTGCCGCGCGCGACGCCGGGGCCGACGCTGCCGCAGGTGCCGACCAGGCTGCGACCGGCTGGGGTGCCGTAACAGCCGCGCTGGCCGACTATGCCACCAAGGCGCGCAACATCGTCGGCGATATCGGCCAGACGCTGGTCGGGGCCTTCACCTCGGCCGAGAACGCGGTGGGCGAGTTCGTCAAGACCGGCAAGCTCGACTTCCGCGATCTGGTCACGTCGATGATCGCCGATCTGGCCAAACTGGCGGCGCGGACATTCATCCTCGGCCCCATTGCCAATGCGCTGTCAGGCGCGCTTGGCGGTGCGGGCGGGAAGTTCGCCAATATCCTGCATGCGGGTGGCATGGTCGGATCGCCGGGCCCCGGTCGTATGGTTCCCGCGCTGGCCTTTGCCAATGCCCCGCGCATGCATGCGGGCGGCTGGGCCGGGATCAAGCCCGACGAGGTTCCGGCGATCCTGCAACGCGGCGAGCGTGTCCTCTCACGCCGCGAGGCCGCTGGATATGGCCAGGGACAGATCAGCGCACCCGCCGTCAACGTCACCATCATGGCCCGCGATGCCGAAAGCTTCCGGCAATCCCGCACCCAAGTGGCCAGCGACATCGCCCGCGCCGTGTCGCTGGGCCGGAGGGGCATGTGATGGCCTTCCATGAAGTCAGGTTCCCCGACAATATCAGCCGCGGCGCGCGGGGCGGACCCGAGCGGCGCACGCAGATCGTGGCGCTGTCCTCAGGCGATGAGGAACGCAACGCTTCGTGGGCCAATTCCCGGCGGCGCTACGATGTCTCCTATGGTGTCCGGCGGGCTGACGATCTGGCAGCAGTGGTGGCCTTCTTCGAGGCACGCAACGGGAGGCTTTGTGGCTTCCGGTTCAAGGACTGGTCGGATTTTAAGTCCTGCGTGCCCTCGGTGGCGCGGGGCTTCGCCGACCAGCCCATCGGGACCGGCACCGGATCGAACCGGTTCTTCCAGCTTGCCAAGACCTACACCTCGGGCGCGCAGTCCTGGACGCGGGCCATCGTCAAGCCGGTGGCGGGAACCGTTCGCGTGGCGCTGGGCGGCGTGGAGCAGTTGACCGGCTGGACGGTCGACACGACGACCGGGATCGTCACCTTCACCACGGCACCGGGATCGGGCGTCGCGGTGGCGGCGGGCTTCGAATTCGACGTGCCGGTGCGCTTCGACAGCGACTCCATGGACGTGAACCTCGACATCGAACGGCTCGGCTCGATCACCTCGATTCCGCTGATGGAGATCAGACGATGAAAGCCATCGCCGCGCCGCTGCAGGCCCATCTCGACGAGGGCACGACCACTCTTGCGTGGTGCTGGCCGATCACGCGGGCGGACGGTGTCGTCATGGGCTTCACCGATCACGACCGCACCCTGTCGTTCCTCGGCACCAGTTTCGAGCCCGACAGCGGGCTGATCGCCTCGGAAGTCCGCTCGGGCTCGGACCTGTCGGTCGATGCGCAGGACGCGGAAGGCGTGCTGATGTCCGGCCGGATCACCGAAACCGACATCATCGACGGGCGCTGGGACAACGCGGCGGTCGAGGCCTGGCGGGTCAACTGGGCGGACACGTCGCAGCGGGTGCTGATGCGGCAGGGCAACGTCGGCCAGATCAGGCGCGGGCGGATGGCCTTCGTTGCCGAGGTGCGCAGCATGGCGCACGCGCTCGGGCAGACCGTGGGCCGGACGTTTCAGACGGCCTGCGATGCGGCGCTGGGCGACGCGCGCTGCGGCGTAAACCTGGAGGCGGCGGGCTACAAGGGCACCGGGGCGGTGATCACGCTGCTGCGCGACCGGGCCTTCCTCGCCTCCAGCCTCGGCGGCTTCGCCGACAACCTCTTCACCTTCGGCACGGTCGAATGGACCAGCGGGCCGAATGCCGGGCGGCGGACGGAAGTCATGATGCACGAGAAGGCAGGCAGTGACGTGACGATCACCCTGCTGGGTGAGCCGGTCCGCGCCATCGCCGCCGGGCACGCCTTCACGATCCGGGCCGGGTGCGACAAGCGGATCGACAGCTGCAGCGCCAAGTTCGGCAACGCCGTGAACTTCCGGGGCTTCCCGAACATCCCGGGGCAGGACTCGGTCCTGCGCTATGCCGTCCGCGACTCCGGTCACGACGGTAGCGTGCTCTGATGCCCGCCGATCCGGCCCGCGTGATCGCCGCCGCGCGCGGCTGGCTCGGCACGCCCTACCACGATCAGGCCACCGTCAAGGGGGTCGGCTGCGATTGCCTCGGGCTGGCGCGGGGGGTCTGGCGCGAGGTGGTCGGCCCCGAGCCTTTGCCGGTGCCCGCCTACAGCCGCGACTGGGGCGAGGCCGGACCCTTCGAGGTGCTGGCCGACGGGGCGGGGCGGTGGATGCTGATGGTGCCGGTCGCGGAGGCCGGGCCGGGGGCGCTGGTGCTGTTCCGGATGCGGCGCGGGGCCATCGCAAAGCACATCGGCATCCTGACAAGTGAACGTTCGTTCATACATGCCTGCGAAGGCCTCGGCGTGGTCGAGGAACCGCTCACCCCCGCCTGGGCGCGGCGCATCGCCTTGGCCTTCCTCTTTCCCGCACATTCGGAGACCCTCTGACATGGCGACCCTCGTCCTCGGTGCTGTCGGCTCCGCGCTGGGCGCGGGCTTCGGCGGAACCATCCTCGGGCTGTCCGGGGCCGCCATCGGGGGGCTGGTCGGTTCCTCGATCGGCTCGGTTGTCGACAGCTATCTGCTGGCGTCGCTGACGCCCGGCCAGCGGATCGAGGGCGCGCGCCGGGACGGGCTGCGGATCACCTCTGCGACCGAGGGCACGGTCCTGCCGCGCCTCTTCGGGAGGATGCGCCTCGGGGGCAACATCATCTGGGCCACCGATTTCCGCGAGGAGATCGTCACGACCGAGACCCAGGGCGGGGGCGGCAAGGGCGGTCGCCGGCGCGGCCCGACGGTCACGACGACCGAGTATCTCTATTCCGCGTCCTTCGCGGTTGCACTGTGTGAAGGACCAATTACAGGGATCGGCCGCATCTGGGCCGACGGCGCACCGATGGACATGTCGGGCGTTGTCTGGCGCTGGTATCCCGGCAGCGAAGGTCAGGGTGCCGACCCGCTGATCGCGGCCCGCATGGGGGCCGCCGTCACGCCCGCCTATCGCGGAACCGCCTATGTGGTCTTCGAAGAGCTTGCGCTTGAACGTTACGGCAACCGGCTGCCGCAGTTGTCCTTCGAGGTGTTCCGCCCGCTGGCCGAGGCAGATACCGCCGAGGGGCTGGTCGGTGCCGTGACGCTGATTCCGGCCTCGGGCGAGGCTGCCTATGCGACAAGCCTGATCCGCCGGGACGGGGCGGGCGCGGAGAACTGCAATGCGCTGGCCGATGTGCCGGACCTTGACGTCTCGCTGGATCGCCTCTCCGCGCTGGTGCCGGCGGTGCAAAGCGTTTCCCTCGTCTCGGCCTGGTTCGGCGATGATCTGCGCGCGGGCGTCTGCACGGTCAAGCCGAAGGTCGAAGTGGCGGCAAAGACCACCACGCCCGAATGGTCCGTCGGCGGGCTGCCGCGCCCGTCCTACGGGGTTGTGAGCCGGATCGAAGGGCGTCCCGTCTATGGCGGCACGCCTTCGGATGCGAGCATCGTGCAGGCCATTCAGGAGCTTCGGGCACGGGGCAAGCGGGTGACCTTCTATCCGTTCTTGATGATGGATATCCCGCCGGGCAACACCCTGCCGAACCCCTACAGCGCCAGCGCTGCCGGGGTCGGGCAGAGCGTGTTCCCTTGGCGCGGGCGGATCACCTGTTCTCCGGCGGCGGGCGTCACCGGATCGCCAGACAAGACGGCGGCGGCAGCGACGCAGGTGGCGGCCTTCTTCGGCACGGCGCTGCGGACGCAGTTCGCCATCAGCGGCACGACGGTAACCTTCACCGGCTCAGGCTCTGACTGGGGCCTGCGCCGGATGATCCTGCACTATGCCCACCTCTGCGCCGCGGCGGGCGGGGTCGATGCCTTCCTGATCGGCACGGAAATGCGCGGCCTGACCCAGATCAGAAGCGCGGCAGGCACCTATCCGGCAGTCGCCGCCTTTCAAACGCTGGCGGCCGACGTGCGCGCAATCCTCGGGCCGGGCACCAAGCTCAGCTATGCCGCCGACTGGTCGGAATACTTCGGCCATCAGCCGCAGGACGGCAGCAACGACGTCTGGTTCCACCTCGACCCGCTCTGGGCGGACGCGAACATCAACTTCGTGGGAATCGACAACTACATGCCCCTGTCGGACTGGCGGGACGGAACGGCCCATCTGGACGCGCTCAACTGGCCGGATATCCACGACCGCGCCTATCTGCAGGCGAACATCGCGGGGGGCGAGGGCTTTGCGTGGTACTACGCCACCGACGCTGCCCGGGCGGCGCAGACGCAGACGACGATCACCGACGCAGGAGCGGGCAAGCCGTGGGTCTTCCGCACCAAGGATGTCCGCAACTGGTGGGCGAACCCGCATTTCAACCGCCCGGGCGGTACCGAGAGCGGATCGCCCACTCCTTGGGTGCCGCAGTCCAAACCCATCTGGTTCACGGAGATCGGCTGCCCGGCCATCGACCGGGGATCGAACCAGCCGAACGTGTTCGTCGATCCGAAGTCGTCGGAATCCTTCGCGCCGCACTTCTCGCGCGGCTGGCGCGACGACGCGATCCAGCGGGCCTATCTGGAAGCCTCGTGGCTCTGGTGGGGCAACGCGGCGAACAACCCGACCTCGGGCGTTTACGGCGCGCCCATGCTCAATCTGGCGGAATGCGCCGCCTGGACCTGGGACGCCCGACCCTATCCGTTCTTCCCAGGCCGCTCCGATATCTGGGCGGACGGGGCCAACTGGCGGCTTGGCCACTGGCTTACCGGGCGGCTCGGTGCCGTGTCGCTCGCTGCGCTCGTGCGGGCGCTCTGCACCCGGGCGGGCCTGTCCGCCGCCCGCATCGACGTCTCGGGCCTCTGGGGCGCGGTCGAGGGTTATGTGATCTCCGCGCTGGAAAGCCCCCGCACCTCGATCGACGTGCTGGCGCGCCACTTCGGCTTCGACGCCGTCGAGAGCGAGGGCAAAATCCGCTTCGTCATGCGGGGTCGCGCGCCGGTCCTGTCGGTCACGCCGGACGCCATGATCGCGGGCGGCGGGGGTCTTGATGATGGGGGCAAGGGCGAGCCGCTGGAAATCGTCCGGGCGCAGGAATCCGAACTGCCACAGGCACTCAAATGGACCATTGCCCGCGCCGACGAGGACTATGACGCCGCCATCGTCGAGGCCCGCAGGATCACGGTCGACAGCACCCGGATCGCCGCCGTGGCCTTTGCGATTGCCGTGCCGCCCGAGGAGGCTGAACGGCGCTGCCGCCGCGCGCTGGTCGAAGCCTGGGTGGGGCGCGAGACGGCGACCTTTCGGCTGCCACCCTCACGCCTTGCCCTCGACCCCTGCGATGTGGTCGGCCTCGTGATCGACGGGCGCACCCTGCAGATGCGGATCGTGCAGACGGCGGATGCGGACGCCCGGACGCTGGACTGCGTCCGGCAGGACCGCGAGGCCTATGATCTGCCGCCGGGCGAACCGCGCCTCGCATCCATCGCGCGCCCGGTGGTCTTCGGTCAGCCCGACGTCGCCTTAATGGACCTGCCGCAGCTTCGAGAGGATGTGCCCGCGCATCGCCCGTATCTCGCCGCCGATGCCGCCCCGTGGCCGGGCGCGCTGGGCGTGTATCGCAGCCCGGCGCTGGACAGCTTCAGCTTTCTGACAGGCGTCGACGGGCGCGCGCGGATGGGCAGGCTCGCCTCGGCGCTCTATCCCGGCCCGGTGAGCCTCTTCGATCCGGGCAACTCGGTGCTGGTCGATCTGGCCTACGGCACACTCGGCAGTGTGACCGACCTTGATGTGCTCGGCGGCGCGAACGCCTTCGCAGTCGAAAGCGCGCTCGGCACCTGGGAAATCCTCCAGGCGGCGACCGCCGAGCTTGTCTCGCCGGGCCGCTGCAGGCTCTCGCGCCTCCTGCGCGGGCAGCGCGGCACGGAATACGCGATGGGCAATCCCGCGCCCGTGGGCGCGCGGATCGTGGCGCTGGACGATCTGATCGTCCCGCTGCCCATCGCCGAGGCGGAGATCGGGCTGGCCTGGAACTGGCGTGTCGGCCCGGCCTCGCGCGGCGTCAGCGATCCGACCTATACCGCAGAGGCGTTCACCCCCGCCGGGCGCGGCCTCGTGCCCTTCGCGCCGGTGAACGTGGAGCAGCCGTGGCGCACCGGGCGGGTGCCGGGTGATCTGACGATCCGGTGGGTCCGGCGCTCGCGCGATCTGTCCTCCGACTCCTGGGAAATCGGTGAGCCGCCGCTGGCCGAGACGGTGGAGGCCTACGAGGTGGAAATCCGGGACGGCGCAACGCTGAAGCGTACGCTTTCCTCGGGCTCCACTTCGGTCCTCTACAGCGCCGCAGCGCAGACCGCCGACTTCGGCGCGGCCCTGACGGCGGGCCAGTCCTTCACCGTCCGCATCTACCAAGTTTCCGCCCGACTCGGGCGGGGCACGCCTGCAATCGTCACCCTGTTCACCTGAGGGCCTCCCATGCCGAACCCGACCAGCAACCTCGCGCTGCCGCAAATCCTGTCGGCGCAGGCGCAGAAGCACGTCACGCACAACGACGCCCTGCGCCTCCTCGACGGGATGGTGCAGATCGGCGTCCTGAGTCGCGCTCTGACCGCGCCTCCGGGATCTCCGACGGATGGCGACCGCTACATCGTGGCCAGTGGGGCGACGGGCGTCTGGGCGGGATGGGACCTGAACGTTGCCTTCTGGACCGACGGGGCCTGGCTGCGCCTCGTGCCCCGGCGCGGCTGGGTGGCCTGGAGCGTGGTGGACGCAGGCCTTTACGTCTGGAACGGTACCGCCTGGACGCCGGTCGGCGGCGGCATTTCCGACGGCGACAAGGGCGATGTGGTCGTTTCCGGTGGCGGATCGGTCTGGACCCTGGACGCAGGCGCGAACATCGTGGTCAACCGGGTGGGCGCAGGCGGTGCCACTCCGGATGCGACCAACCGGTTGTCGGTGAACAGCCCCGCCGTGCTGCTGAACAACGCAGGCGCGTCGATGCGCGCCACGATCAACAAGGCGGCTGCGGCCGACGATGCCGCGCTCTCCTGGCAGACCGGATTCGGCACGCGCGCGCTGGAAGGTCTGCTCGGCACCGACAACTGGCAGATCAAGGTCAGCCCGGACGGATCGACCTTCTACGACGCAATGATCGCGGACCGGACCTCGGGTCGCGTCCGTTTCCCCGTGGGCCTGGCGCTTGATGGTCTCGCCGCCGATCCGGCGTCTCCCGCCGACGGGTTCGTCTGGTTGAACAGCGCCGCAGGGCAGTTGCGTGTCCGGCTCGGCGGGATCACCCGGTCTCTGGCGGATGAGGATATCCCGTGGCTGGGACCGGTCGCGGGCGACTTCCTGCTCACCACGACCGGCGCGGGCGGGGCGGCACCCGGCACGCTTGCGGGCGCGGCGAACCAGGTCGATCTGTTCCCGTTCAGCCCGCGCGCCGACGTGACGCTCGACCGGCTGGCGATCAACTGCACCGGGGCAGTCGCTTCGGCCCTGGCGAAGATCGCGGTCTATACATCTGACGCGAACGGCCGCCCCGATCAGCGCCTGACCGAGACCGGCGATCTGGACTGTTCGACAACCGGAACCAAACTGGCGACCGTCTCGCTGACCCTGCGGCGGGGCACGGTCTACTGGATCGGTGTCCGGCACAGTTCCACCGCCACGCTCTCCGCCTGGGCCGCGACCGCGACCCCGGATATCAACGGCGGTGCCATCGCGACGACCGCCCGCAAGGTGCTGCGCCGGACGCTGGCCTATGCGAGCGCCGCGCCCGCCAGCTGGGGTTTCGTGTCCAGCGAAATCAACGCCGGTCCGGCCACAGCCGTCTGGCTGCGTGCAGCATGACCGATTGCCCCCTCCGTTCCCGAAGGAGCCCCACATGACCGAACGCCCCGATCTGATCAACTGGCTCTGGACCGAGCCGGGCAAGGCCGCCCTGGCCGGTGCCTTGGGCGGCATCGTCCGCTGGGTGACGCTGCGCGAGCATTGGCGCGACGGCGTGCTGTCGCTGCTCGTCGGCTCCATCTGCGCCGTCTATCTCGGCCCGCTCGTCGCCCCGATCCTCGAGCCGGTGATCGGCAAGCTGGCCCCGGGCGGCGACAGCGCCGGGTTCAGCAGTTTCGTGGTGGGGATCGGCGGCATGTCGATCTCGGGACTGATCATCGACATCTTTCGTGCCCGGCGGGCCGATACTGCCAGGAAGGACGACGATGCGCAGCCATGATCTGCCCACCCTCCTGCGCCGCGAGGGCCGCGTCTGGCTCGTCGCCCTCGCCTGCGGCGTGGTGCTGTTCCTGATCTTGTGACCACCACACAAGCTTTCCAGCTCGGACACCCCGCCCGCCCTTTGGCGGGCTTTTTCATGGAGAGAACCAATGACCGGACCCCCGATAATCCTCCAGGGCGCCGCCCGTTACCCCGTGCGAGAGATCATCCTGCATTGCAGTGCCACCCGGCCGGAATGGATGGGCAACGCGCCCCTTTCCGCCAAGCTTGCCGAAATCCGGCGCTGGCACATGCAGGACCGGGGCTGGCGCAATATCGGATACCACTGGCTGATCGACTTTGATGGCCAGCGCGCGGCAGGACGGCGCGAGATCGACATCGGCGCGCATGTGGTCGACCACAACCGTGGCACGATCGGCATCTGCCTGATCGGCGGACACGGGGCGGATGCCGACGACAAGTTCGCCAAGCATTTCACCTCGGCGCAGGCGCGGTCCCTGCGCGCCCTGATCGCAGATATCCGCAGCCGGACCCAGATCGCCAGGGTCACCGGCCACAACGACTATGCGACGAAGGCCTGCCCGGGCTTCCGCGTCGCAGGCTGGATTTAGGTCCGCCAGCGATCGGCTGGCTAAGACCGCAAGCTTACAATGCAGCTGCGCGGCAAGATTGGACCTGTGACAAACGGATTTCGCTGACAAAACAGCAGGCCACTGGCTCGAGCGTCTTCAGACTCTCCGGATCAACAACAGCCCTCGC